ACGATTTTATTTATGATTTATGTGATTTATTCAACCTGGTGGGGATGCTGATGTTACCTGTTAAAAAAGAAAAAGAATTTGTAGCTTGGGGAACGGAATCAGAGATTGAATACATTAATCAAATAGGAACATTTAGACCTGATGATTGTGATCGAATTACTTTCTTAAAAGGATATTTAGCTTCTATACCTAATCGAGTTAGATGGGCAGGTATTGATCGGATAAAAGTAACCAAGCACGCAAAAACATTACTTTCTGAAAACTTAGCAAGGGCAGCAGCGCAATGATCTATTGGGGTTTTCTAAAATTAAAAGACTGGACCATATTTCCTTGGGTAATGACTGAGGTAGAAGGCTTTGAGTTTACCTGGCTATTTCTTGTTGCAGGATATTTAAGAGATGAGTAGAGCATCCAGTTTACAAGATGACGATGTAGATTTCTTGTACAAAAAAATGAGAGTTCTCTATCACCGATTGCCGAACGAAAAAGAAGAAATAGCCTATCCAATAGAGGTATGGCGTTTAATAGTTGAAGAAGGATTATCAATACTTCCGGCACGAATGAAAGCACTAACAAGGATATTAGATGAAAAAGCATAGTCATTATTATAAAGATACTTCCCACCTAGATGGCATGGACGTGTATCGCATACTCAAAGAATGGGAAGTAACCGATCCTTGTATTCAACATGCTATCAAGAAACTGCTATGTGCAGGACAGCGTGGCGTTAAAGATGAAGAACAAGACGTGCAGGAAGCCATCGACACCCTTGAGCGTTACAAAGAAATGAAAGCAGAGGATGAATTAGCATGACCTGTTGGCCAATGATGAAATTTGATCCAGTAAACCTATTCAACGCACCCGTTATGTATAAGGAATGTAAGCACACACACTGGGCAACTTATGTGAGCTGGAAGAAACGTACTTGTGTAGATTGCGGCTTAGAAAAACCATTGTACGAAATTGAAATAAAACATCAGAGGTAAGGAATGGATATGCAATTATTAGCCGTCTTAATCGCGCTATCAATCGGAGTTATTGGTATTACTGCTGTCATAGTCAAGTACGCTCTGAAGGTATTTGATGATATATGGAAAGATGATGATAGCGAGTATTTCTAATGGCACTTAAAACGACTAATAAGAATAGAAAGAAAGTAGCCAAGTTTAGAGCAGATGAAAGCTCATATAAAACGGAAAATATTGCAAAAATACAAGATATGGTATAATAGAGCCAAAATTAATACTACATATAGTGTTTTATGGATAAATTGATTGAGCAATTAAAGCGTCACGAAGGCTACCGATGTCGAATGTATCTTTGTACGGCTGGCAAGGAAACCATCGGATACGGTTATAACCTGAAAGCTAACCCTTTGCACTTAAGTAGCTTAGAGATCAGCAATGCTTATAAGAACGGCATTAATGAAGTCGAAGCAGAAAGGATACTAAAGCTCATGGTATCTAAATGCAGCGATCAGCTAGAAGAAGCCATACCATTCATCAATAAACTCGATACGGTAAGACAAGACATATTAATAAACATGTGCTTCAACATGGGATTAGTCGGATTACTTAAATTCAAGAAAACATTGCAGCTTATTGAAGCTGGGGATTATGCGAAGGCCTCAGTTGAAATGTTAGCAAGCAAATGGTCAAAAGATGTCGGCAATAGAGCCTCAGAGTTATCAACACAAATGAAGTCAGGGGTTTATGCAGCCGTCTGAGTATTATTCAGAAATAGGAAGGTCAAACATTGCTAATGAGGTATGGTCATTAGTTAATGATGGCACAGAATGGAAAGCGCATAATTCATTTCTAGCAAAACAAATCCCAGAAAACATTTATCTTCAAGAGCCATTACTTAAGTATTTGTCTATTAAACATTCATTATTGGTAGGCATCTTAATGATGCACCCATTCCATGTTTATAACTGGCACACAGACGGAAACAGGCGATGTGGTATTAACTTACTCCTTAGCGATAGTCCAAGCCATTGTCTATTCACTGATGATGAAACAATAACTAATTCAAAAGTTATAGAGTTGTCATATATGCCAACTACTTACTATGTGTTTAATACAGATAAAAAACACATGGTTGTTAATCTAAATCGTCCACGCTACTTGATGAGCGTTGAGATAGATGGTGGCAAAAATACAATCAGCTATGAAGAATTACTAAAGGAGTTAGAAGAATATGCTAACGCCTAAGCAAGAAGTATTTGCTCAAGCTGTAGCAGGAGGCAAAACACAGGCTGATGCTTACAGAGAGGCTTACAATGTGAAGCCAACAACCAAGAATGAGGTAACACAAGTCAAGGCCTCACAACTAATGGCGGACGGTAAGGTTAGGGTAAGGGTTGATGAACTCAAAGCTCAACTCTCTGAAAAGCTACTTTGGACAAGGGAAGATTCACTTAAGACGTTAATCGCTGTCATTAATGCGCCTGACAATGCTGGCAATATTATCTCCTCAGTTCAAGCGATTAATAAGATGCAAGGATTTGATGCCGCTGAAAAGCATGAGCTAACTGGCAACCTTAACGTGACGATTACAATTCGTGGTCGATAATCTCGATTTAGACTTAGAGATACCCAATGCGCTGATCCCGTTCACGCAGCCTAAGCGTTATAAAATTGCTTATGGCGGCAGGGGGAGCGGTAAGAGCTGGACAGTGGCACGATTACTCATTATCAAAGCCATTGAAGCACCTATCCGTATTCTTTGTGCAAGAGAAACACAAAACTCTATCCAAGAGTCAGTTCACTTCCTTCTGAAGAAGCAAATTGAAGATATGGGGCTGGCTCAATTCTTCACCGTACAGCAAACACGAATAACTTGTGTGAATGGTTCGGAATTTGTATTCGCTGGCATCAGGCAACAATCAGTTGTTAATCTTAAATCATTTGAATCATGTTCAATCTGCTGGGTTGAAGAGGCTCAGGTCGTTACTAAGAAGTCATGGGATGCTTTAGTGCCAACTATTCGTTCACCAGGTTCAGAGATTTGGATAACTTTTAACCCTGAACTAGACACAGATGAAACCTACCAGCGTTTCGTTCTTAATCAATCTGATAACTCACTCGTTATCAAGGTTAATTGGTCTGATAATATTTGGTTTCCTGATGAGTTAGAGCAAGAGCGCATTGACTGGCTTAAGCGTGATCCAGAAGGATATAAGACGGTTTGGGGTGGTGAATGTCGTCCAGCGGTTGAAGGCGCTATTTACGCGCAAGAGATCACCAAGCTATTACTGGAGAAAAGGCAAGGCCGCGCACCTTACGATCCGCTACTTAAAGTGCATACTGTATGGGATTTAGGCTGGAATGACTCAATGAGTATAGCGATGGTGCAGCGCTCTGGTTCGGGTGAGGTTAGGGTTATTGATTACATCGAGGACTCGCACAGAACGCTAGACAGCTATGTTGATGAGCTGCGCAACAAGTCCTATAACTGGGGCGTTGATTATATTCCGCATGATGGTCGTAGCCGTGACTTCAAGTCTGGCAAATCGACTGAAGAAATGTTGCAAGCCTTTGGTCGCTCGGTGTTCGTGCTAGGTCGTGATGACATTGAGGAGGGCATTAAATCAGCCCGTATGATGTTCGGCAGAGTGTGGGTAGATGATAAGGCCTCAGCATTGTTAAACCAGCTTAAACGCTACCGACGGACGCAGAACCAAAGCACTGGTACATTCGGTGCGCCACTGCATGATGATAGCTCACATGGTGCTGACTGCTTCAGATACATAGCAATGGCTGAACAGCACATGACAAACGATACTTGGGGTGGCGGTAAGCTCAAGTATCCGTCATTAAATTACAATTGACATATGTTATGTTATAACATTGCAAATATGGTATAATTAGCACAAATGGAAAGGAGTGAGTATGAATTATCTATTCAATCGTTTAAAAGAACCATCCACTTGGCGAGGCGTTATCTGGTGCTTATCTGCCTTTGGTGTCTATCATTTTTCTGACGACCAGACCGCTGCTATTACTGCATTAGGTATGGCGGTAGCTGGTGGTGCTGGCATCTTGTCACCGGACAAGCGGTTGTAAAATAGCTTATTGTCGGGAGACAACATGAGTGAAGCAGATATATTAATGCCGGTAGTTGGCATGTTGATGTCAGTTCTAATTGTCGTGATCGGCTGGATGGGTAATAAACTCCATGAGCGCTTAGGCGAGATCAACGATACACTGGCAACGATAGACAGAGATTTACGGCACGAACTATCAAGACTTGATACACGAGTATCAGTTATCGAAAGCAAGGTCAGCAAATGAGCAAGATGACTGACGACAAGCTCAAAGCACTTACTGACCAAGAGATCAAGCAGTCGCTAGGTTACGGCTCAGGTGAGCTAACTAAGAACCGTCAGAAAGCCCTCGAATATTACTACGCAAAGCCTATTGGCGACTTAGCACCTCCCTCTATTGATGGACGTTCTGCGGTGGTTGATACTTCTGTCATGGATACAGTCGAGTGGATGTTGCCTTCACTGCTAAAGATATTTGCCGGTGGTGATAAGGTCGTCGAGTTTCAGGCCAAGTCTGAGCAGTTTGAAGAGCAAGAAGATCATATTACTGAATATATTGGTCGTCATGTGTTCTATGTGCAGAATCAAGGCTTCCAAATCCTACACACTTGGTTTAAAGACGCACTCCTTGCCAAGAATGGCATCGTTAAAGTTTGGTGGGATAAAACCACTGACGAAGCCCGTGAAGATTATGTCGGACTTGATGATATTGAACTTGGCATGTTGTTGCAAGACAAGCACGTTGAGCCTATCGAGCATACAGCCTACCCAGATCAACTGACTGGTCAACAGTTACATGATATATCTGTCAAGCGTGTCGTTGATAAAGGCTACTGCTGCATCGAGAACGTACCACCTGAAGAATTCCTTATCTCACGAAGGGCTAAGAACTGCGAAGATTCCCCTTTTGTAGCGCACCGATTCGAACGCACCATAGGCGAGCTGAAAGAGGCTGGCTACGACAATGTTGATAACATAAGCTCTGATGAGAATGACGGGGCTTTTGGCTCTGAGCGAGTTTCTCGGAAGATGCAGAATGATGAATCACCGTATCTGGGTGGGCGTGGCAACATGGAGAATGGCGATCCTGCTTCTCGTGTGGTCTGGGTGACAGAGTGCTACTTAAAGGTAGATTATGACGGTGATGGCATACAAGAATGGCGCAAGGTCGTTCGTGCCGGTAATCAGATACTTGAGAATGTTGAGTGTGATGGGCAACCGTTTATCTCACTAACACCGATCCCAATCCCTCACCAGTTCTTTGGCTTATCTGTTGCAGATTTGGCAATGGAAGCACAGCGCACCAAGACTTCTTTAATGCGTGCCTTGATTGATAACTTGTACTTAACAGTCAACGGCAGGACATGGGCATTAGAAGGTCAGGTTAATCTTGACGATCTATTAACGTCACGTCCTGGCGGTATTGTTCGCGTTAAATCACCGGGCGCTGTTGGTCCTATGCAGGCAGGTGGTGGCGATCTAACGTCAGCGATGTCGATGCTTGATTATGTCGACACACAACGAGGCAACCGAACTGGCTTCACCGCAGAAACTCAGGGCGGTAACATGAACGCGGTTAATCACACCGCAACAGGCATGAACATTGTCACGAATCGTGCTGACATGCGTATTGAGCTGATTGCTCGTAATTTCGCTGAAAATGGTGTTAAGAGCCTATTTATCAAGATTCTGGAGTTAGTCTCCAAGTATCAAGATAAAGCCGAGCGAATCAAGGCTACAGGCGGCTGGATAGACATTGATCCGCGTGAGTGGAAGAACCAGTTTCACTTGAATGTGAATGTCGGGCTTGGCACCGGCAACAAAGATCAAATTATTCAGAACTTGACGGCTTTGGGCGCAGCAATGGGGCAAGCAGCCGCCTCTGGTGTTGTCAAGCCGGATAATGTCTACAAGGCAGGTGTTAAGCTCGCTGAGACATTGGGCTTTAGTAACCCTGAGCAATACTTCACCGATCCAGCCACTCAACCACCCCCAGAGTCAAAGCCCGATCCACAGATTGAAACAGCTAAAGCGATGATGGAGATTGAGCGTCTCAAGACAGAAGCGAAGATCACCCAAGATCAGCAAAAACTGGAAGCTGATATACAGATGAAGCGTGAGGAATTAGCCGCCAAATACGGGCTAATGAACGAAGAAATCAACCACAAAGTAATTCTTGGACAGCAGGCTAACAATGGACTCTACGCAAGAGCTAATATACCGCAAGCAGCAAGCGGAGGCGCTGGTCAACAGCCCCTTATTCCAGGAAGCGTTCAAGCACCTGGACAACCTTTATTATGACAATTGGCTGAATAATTCAGAACTAACGAGAGAAGAGCGAGAAGAGATATGGCGACAGCTAAAAGCAATGCAACACCTGAAACAGTTCTTTCAGACGGTTCTGGAGCAGGGAACGCAGGCAATGCAAACTCTGAATTTGCAGAATTATTAGACTTTTGTTTGGAGGCTGAGTTAGCGAATCCAGCATTGAGAATTACAGAGGTGCTAACTAATGACAAGAAAGCACCTGAGTTTATTCGCTTAAAGTATTCATTTCCAGCCGTGAAGGCAGGAACACCCGGCTACAAAGACAGTAAAGATAAAGTAGTCAGCTTTAAATAGTAACCGAGGCATGTCGGGAGACACCCTCATCCACGCTGAGAAGCGTTATTTTCCTTAAGAGGATATTTTAACTATGGAACCAGAAGCTACCCAATATGAGGGCGCAGAAGTACAGCAAGAAACCAGCCAGTCTGGTAACGATGATGCAGCGTTGCTGTCTGCATTTTTGGCGCAAGAAGATCACTCAAGTGATGGCATAGACGCTGCTTCCTCCGACATTCCTGCCGGACAAGAGGTTGAGCCTGTACAGTCAGTTGATAATTTTACCGTCAAAATCAATGGCGAAGAGAAGCAAGTAAGCCGTGACGAGTTGATCGCTCACTATCAAAAGGGAGAGGCATCAAACCAGAAGTTTGAGGAAGCCGCTAACTTACGACGTGAGGTTGAGCAACAGAAAGCTGCGACTACTCAGCAACAAGCGCAATTGCAGAACGCTATCAACCACTTTATGCAGACAGCGAATCAGTGGGCGCAAGAGGGGCAACCTGACTGGGCTAACCTACTGGAAAACAATCCGCATGAGTATTTGAGGCAAAAAGAAGTATTCGCTGCACGTCAGGCAGAGTTTAGCAAGGCACAGGCCGCGCAAGCGTACCTAAACGAGCAAAACCAAGCCCAACAGCAGCAAAGCATGGCAGCGCATCTGGAGACAGAGGGAGCAAAGATGCTAGAGATTATACCCGAATGGAAGAATCAAGACGTACGCCAAGCGGAAGAGCAAGAGCTAATCAAATACTTGACTGGTAAGGGCTACACCCGTGACGAACTACAAAACTTGAATCAATCCAAAGCCTCTAATATTGCACTGGTATTAAATTCAATGCGATATGAAAAGCTAGTGGCACAATCGAAGGCAGCAGCTAAACAAGTCCAAAACTTACCGCCAAGGGTTGAAAGACCGGGTGTGGCAAGTCAAGGCAATAACAACCGAAGTGAAGCCATGCAGCGTTTAGCAAGGTCAGGATCAATTGACGATGCAACCAGCGCCTTTGCAGCTTTGTTCGGGTAATCATGCCGAGAGGCACATTAATTTAAGCAGGAATATATAAAATGGCTATCGTAACAGGAACCTACCAGACGTTCCAAACCAAGGGTATTAAAGAAGATTTAGCAGATATTATCTACCGAATCACACCGACTAAAACTCCTTTCCTTTCAGCAATTCCAAAGGTAAAGGCAACTAACACTTTCCACGAATGGCAAACTCAAGATTTGGCGGCAGTTACTGCTAACGCTCAGATCGAGGGCGATGATGTATCTTCATTTGCCTCTGTAACGCCTACTACTCGTTTAGGTAACTACACGCAAATTTCGACTAAAAACGTCGTCATTTCTGGTACTAACCAAGCCGTTAAGTCAGCCGGTCGTAACAACGAGATGTCTTATCAATTAAGCATGAAATCTGCTGAGTTGAAAAGAGACATGGAAGCGGCTCTTGTGTCTGCTGCTAACGGTGTATCTGGCGCAGTTTCTAACGCTGGCAACTCAGCAACTCATGCCGGCTCTACTTCTGCTGCCCGTCAGTTAAGAGGCTTAGAAGGCTGGATCGCTACTAACGTAGACTTAGGCGCTTCAGGTGTTGCACCTGTGTACACAATGGGTTCTTGGGCGGCTCCGACTGATGGTACGCAACGTGCCTTCACTGAGACTCAGCTAAAGAACGCATTGCAGTTAGCGTACGCACAAGGTGGCGAGCCAGACATGATTATGGTCGGTCCTGGTCAAAAACAAACTTTCTCAACCTTCACAGGCGGTTCAACCCGTTTTGATAAGGCTGAAGATAAGTCTGTGACTGCGGCTGTTGATGTTTACATCAGCGACTTTGGTACGCTACAGGTGGTTCCTAACCGTTTCCAACGTACTCGTACTGCGTTTATTTTGGAAACTGAAAAATGGGCATTGGCAACATTGCGTTCATTTGACACTGTTGATCTGGCTAAAACTGGTGACGCAGAAAAGAAACTTATCACAGTTGAATACACACTAGAAGCCCGTCAAGAGAAGGCTTCTGCTGCTGTAAAAGACTTGTCTTAAGACTCAACCTGAGTGGGTGTAAAAGCCCACTCAACCTACTGTCGGGAGACACTAGATGATTGACGATGCTATCCAAATTCAGGCCGTAGGTGTCAGCTTAACGACATCCGGCACTTCTAACAGGGGAGCTATCCCCAATACAGCAAGCGGCACTAAGCCTAACTACATTCGTATTTCTGTAACCGCAAACTGTTTCGTTAAGGTAGGAGACTCTTCTGTTGTCGCAACTAATGCTGACATTTTAATGGTCCCTGCTGATAACTTAATTCTTAAGGTGTCAGGTAATACCAACATAGCGGCTATACAGCAAGCCTCTGCCGGCATCTGCAACATTACCCCTTTGGAAGATTTGTAATGTTGTCTCACTTAAGCGTGCAAGATGACTTGATGGTCGTCAAGACCATGCAAGACGTTCAGCCTATCCTACAGTCTGTCAAAGATAAAGTAGAAGTCGGTGATGTTGGCTCGAAGGATATGAAACATGCGGCTACCATACCGATGGTGGTTATTGAGGCTTACATGAACCGCGTCGGCTTAACCTTTCAAGAGTTCTTGCGTGATAAAGAGCATATTAAATCAATGCTAAATGATAAGTCACTTGAGGGCTTTCGTGTCTGGAAAGGGGCTGTCTAATGGCTATCGCTAACTATTCAGATTTATCAACAGCAATCGGCACATGGCTACACCGTACTGATTTAGACTCAGTTATTCCTGACTTTATCAGGCTTGCTGAAGCCAGAATGCAACTTGATCTGGATACGCGGCAATTAGACAAAGTGACCACCCTAACCACAACATCAGGCACGAACACAATCGCCTTACCAAACGACTTTAATAAGGCCAGATCGCTGTCTATGATATCCGGAGGTGTCACCATTGTCTTAGACGCTATGCCACCTGAGCTATTAGTGCAACGCTGGGGAAGTTATACTTCTTCAATGCCAAGAAGTTACTCCATCCGAGGCAGTAATTTACTGCTAGGCCCAACACCCAACGGCAACTATTCATTAACGTTAGAGTATCTGGCAGCGATACCGGGCTTATCTGATACCAACACAACCAATGACATTCTCACTAATTATCCTGACGCGTACCTACATTGCTGTTTGATCTACGCAGGGCAATACACCCGTGATAATGAAATTATAGCCGGTATGGAAAGCCTATACAGCGCTGATGTTGAGCGCATTAATTTACAAAACTGGGGGCAATCAGCCACCATGACTATGAAGCAGGGGTAAATAATGGCACTTGAAACAGGTAACTACATCAATGATCTGGTTATTACCTCACCGACTTCAACCGACCCAAAGAGTCAAGGTGATGACCATTTAAGGTTGCTTAAAACAGTTTTAAAAGAAACGCTTAACGGCTTCACTGGAGCGATTTTAGTTACTGCAACCGATACTGGTACAGCCACAGGCCATGTTTTAACACCTAGCACCGCTCTAGTTGGCTATACGCCTATGTTGTGCTTGCTGTATAAAGCAGCAGTCACCAATACAGGTGCATTGACTGTTAATGTGTCTGGTTTAGGTATTCGATCAATTAAGACAATGGCAGGTGCTGATCCTACGGCTGGTGATATTGTTGCTGGTTATCCAATGTTGTTAATGTACGACGGAACTAATTTTGTCACATTAGGTGGATCGGAGTTCTTAAGCAAGACAGGTAATCAGAAATTAACAGGTAATTTTACTGTTGATGGTAATGAGTTGGTTACTGGTACGCTTGGTGTAACTGGTAAAACCACACTTAATGAGGCTGTTGGTTTAACTAGAACCGTTGGTGACAATACAACTAATCTTGCGACAACTGAATTTGCAACAACTTCTACTGCTAATGAAGCGGCTATACGATTGGCAGCGGATAATTTAGAGATTGCAAATAGAATAGCAGCGGATAATTTACTTGCTCCTTTAGCATCTCCTGCATTAACTGGAACGCCAACATCACCAACCGCACCGACTGGAACAAGCACGACGCAAATAGCAACTTGCGCTTTTGTTACTGCAACAGCGTTTAACGCAGCACTACCATCACAAGCAGGAAACGCAGGAAAGTTTGTTACAACTGATGGTACTAATGCCAGTTGGGCAGAGCTTGTTATTCCATCTTATTTATTAATGGCACAAGGAATTATATAAAATGTCAACTACAGCACAATATGCCTCAACTCCCGTATTTGGAGCGGCACTACTAACAACCGCAGATACTTCATTGACTGCGCCTACTACGGTCGGAACAGTCTTAACGGCTGGTTCAAATGGCACTCGTATTGATTTTATTGATATTCAAGGTGTAGCGAACACAGTGGCAGGTATTGTTAATCTGTTTATTTATGATGGTACAACCTATCATTTATGGCAACAAATACCAGTTGTGGCAGTAACATCAAGCACCACAGCAACGGCTTTTAACACTACAACATCAACTAATAACTCGCCAAATGTTATGCCAATGATTATTCCAACTGGCTATTCATTAAGAGCAACAACGACTATTGCTCAAACTGGTGTAAAGGTTATGGCTTATGGAGGTAACTTCTAATGAATAAAGGTTCTTATGGTTATCCTTTACCGCCTAATGGTTTTGTTCGTGTTGCTCCTTCCGAATGGAAACAATACAAATTAATTACTACCACAACATCAACTGAAACTGTGCCACAGAATGTGTTTCAAATCGGCGTAGCTGTTTTTGGAGGTGGTGGTAATAGTGGCGGTAACGGAAAAGGCGGTGGCGGTGGCGGTGGATTTGCTTTCGGTATTGTTGATGTAATACCGGGTCAATTACTGCCAACAATCACGATAGGTGCAGCAGCAGGCACATCATCATTTGGAACATTGCTAACTGCAACAGGAGGATCAATGTCAATAACAACATCAGGTGGAGTTGGAGGAACTGGCTCTGGTTCATCGTTATTGCGTGGGTTTATGACAGCATCTGGCGGCGCAGGTGGAAGTACTGTGGCAGGTTCTGGCGGCGCAGGTGGTGGTGCTGCTGGTTCTTTTTATGGCGACGGTGGAATCGGAGGACGATCTAGTAGTGCAACTGCATCGTATGCAGGAGGCGGTGGCTTAGGGGGTGGCGCCGGTGGAACAACAGCAGCATCACAAACTGGTGGTGGCGGTGGAGTTGGTTTTGCAGGGTATACAGGAGCATCAGCCGCTACTTCAAATGGAGGAGGAACTGCGACAAATGCGTCATCTAATAGTGGGGGAATGGGTATTGCAGGATTGGCTGGAAATTCAATAACACAACCTACAAGCACTAATTTAATATCACCCTTTTTACAGCTAATTACTAAATCATTAGGCGGCGGTGGTGGGTATGCTGGTACTGCTGGTTTTGGAAATGGAGCAGTTGGCGGTGGTGGTGCTGCTAATTATAATGGTGGTTTTGGTGGCGGTGGCGGTGGCAATGGTGTTGGCGGTTTTGGCGGTGGAGGCGGTGGCGGTGGCAATGGTGTTGGCGGTTTTGGCGGTGGAGGCGGTGCTGATTCAGGAAGTGGTGGATCAGGCGGTGGTGCTGGCATAGTAGTTTTATATTGGACAGAAGGTTATTAAGATGACAAATTACGCTAGAAATGTTAATGATGTTGCCGTTGATGTAACAACCACAGACCCAACCACTATTTACTATCCAACTGTTGCTGCTGAATTTATTATTGTGCCAGCAGATGTTCAAGATGGGTGGGTGTATAATGAAACAACTAAGAAGTGGAGTGCGCCACCACCTGTGCCTGTGCCTCCAACACCTGAGCCTGTCCCTCCAATAGTAACAGCGGTTCAGTTTATGATGCTGTTTTATCCACAGGAGCAGGCGTATATTCAAAACTCAACTGATCCTATAGTAAAAGTGTTTTGGACTCGTTTTCAAGATATTAGAGTGACTGAAGTTAATCTTGCACTTGATTCTATGAGTCAAACTCTTGATTACTTATCAACAACTAATGTTGAGCCAGCTTTAACGCCTCCTGCTCCCTATTTAGCAGCAGGTCGTAAAGCTCAAATATTGACAGGTAAGGCTATATAAATGCCGTTGGTTAAGGTAAAAGGAACTGGACAGATAGGTCTTAATCGTGACCTATCACAGTCTGAAATGCCAATTAACGCATGGAGTGATGCAAAGAACATTAGGTTTTTAGATGGCTATGCTTTGCAGTATTTAGGGCATGGTGAGGTCTATAATACGCCTTCTTATGCACCTCAGCATGTTA